GATAGACACCCAATGAACTTTAAAGAAAAAGTCAGACACATGACTAAAATGGGTGTTAAGTCAAAATACATCATTGAAGAAAAAACACCTTATGTAGCAAACAATCTTTCAAAAAAATATGATAAAAACACTACAGCATTTGTTTATGTCTTTGGTGCTAAAGATGCTGGTAGATTAGGTGGTAGTGGGAAATACTATAAAGATTTTTTAAAGAATAAAAAGAATTTAGAAGGATTTGAAAAACACGGATATTTCCTTGTAGCTCCTCACGTTTCAATATCAGTTGGTGGTAAGGAAGTGAGTGGAACAACAATGAGAGAATTACTTGGTTCAGACAAATATGATGATAAACAAAGAGCTAAGTTATTTAAAAAGATGTTTGGATACTACGACAAAGGTGTTTTCAATATGATGACAAACAAGTTTAAAAAATTATTTGAACAAGATATTATGCACACTACTTGGGATAATACTGATGAAAAACCAAAAAATCCAAAATTGTTTGATAAAAAGAAAAAAGATTTATTGTTTGATATGACAATAGATAAATTAATTAAAAAATTAAAAATACCACAAAAATTAATGAAAGGTAATAGACAAAAAATTATTAATTACATAACATCAAATCCACAGATAGTTACTCAAATGTTAAGATTAGCTACAGAAGAAAAACTTAAAGAAGTTAAATTACCAATTAAAGTTGGTGATACAATTATGATGGGTAGATTTAAAAATAAAAAAGTAGTTATTAAATCAATTGATTTTAATGAAAAAGGTGATTTGATGATTAACGGAAGGCCTGCACTTAAATTTAGAATTGTTAAATCAAAAGAAATAGATGAATTTTTAATCCACAATAATATTAGTAAAATATTTGAATCTTCAAATACTGGTGTAGATGGTGTTCAAGGTGTGGATTCAGGACCAAGTTTAATGTTTAAAAATGCAAACCATTATAAAGGTAGAGGAAATCAAGAAGCTGAAAAACTTGGTTGGACTGTGATAAATTATATTTTGCAGAATGATACAGATAACCTACCTCCAAGTGAATTTGAATTATTGGATGGTTGGCCATTAGGTCCTCATAATTCTGTATCTTATTTACCAGCTGGAATAGGAACAGGAAAGACACCAAACAACCAAGAAAACTTAACTGGGACGGAAGGGTATGATAAATGGGTTAGAGCTATGAGAACCAAAGCTCAAGAGGTTGGTTATGAATTAATGAAGTTTACAAAACAAGATAAGGATATTAGAAAACAAATTGCTAAAGATACTGTGGATACAATTAAACAACAAGAAAAAGAAGAAGTTGAAGAAAATGTATTTACAAAAGATTGGTGGAATGATTTACTAAAAGAAGAATTATTAACAGAAGGTGGTGCTTACGGACATATGGCTCATCCATTTGACGATAAAGAATTAACATTTGGTGATTTGAAAAAAATCATTGAATTAGGATTAGGTGGACAATTGAATCGTGAGGATAATGTTACAGAGAAATTAGATGGACAAAACATTATGATTAGTTTCAAAGATGGAAAACTTATCGCAGCTAGAAACAAAGGACATATTAAGAATGGTGGTAAAACAGCATTGGACAAAAAAGGGATAGCGAGTAAGTTTAAAGGTAGAGGTGCTATAAGAAATGCTTTTGTATATGCGATGAATGATTTGGAAAAAGCAATCAAGTCTTTATCAGATAAACAAAGAGATAAGATATTCAACAATGGATACAACTTTATGAATTTAGAAGTTATGTATCCATCATCAGCTAATGTAATTGATTACGATGTTACTGAATTGATATTTCACGGAGCTTTGAAATATGATGATAAAGGAAATGTAATTGGTGAAGTACCTGGTAGTGGTAGAATGTTACAAGGTATGATTCAACAAAGAAATCAAAACATACAGAAGAAATATTCAATTGGAAAACCTGTATTTTTAGATGTTCCAAAACATCAAGACTTTGGTAAAATGAAAGGTAAGTTTTTAGGAAGATTATCTAAATTACAAGCTGAATATGGTTTAAAAGATAATGATACATTAGGATTATATCACCAAATGTGGTGGGAACATAAAATATACCAAACATTTGGAAGTAGAAATTTAAGTGGGAAACTCACTCAAGGATTAGTTAAAAGATGGGCTTTCTTTGATAAATCATATTCAATATCTGATATAAAAAAAGATATGGAAAGATTTAGGTCAGCGAATCCAAAGAGAGAAGATGTTTTACAAGCGATATTAGATTTTGATAAAACTAATCATAAACAACAAGTGAAAAAAAATATGAAACCATTTGAAGAATTGTTCTTTGAAGTGGGAGCTGAAATATTGAAAAATGTAAAAGGGTTTATATCAGCTAATCCAAAGAAATCAGTTCAAGGTATTGTGAAAAGATTAGATAAAGCTATATCAATAGTGAAAAGTAGTAATGATGTTAAAAAATTAAAAACATTAAAACAACAATTAGATAAATTAAATGCAATTGGTGGAACAAAAGCCATTGTTCCAAGTGAAGGATTGGTATTTAAGTATAAAGGTAAAACTTATAAATTCACAGGTGCATTTGCTCCAATCAATCAAATCACAGGTTTAATTTATTTTTAGATATTTATATATACAAGATTAAGAGGTATTATGGCAAAACAGAGTAAAAATTTAGCAAAAGTTCAATCTATGTTAGATGGAACTTATGGTGGAAAAACACAAGTTGGTTATTCACCTGTTGAAGAAGTTAGAAAACTAGGTGATAAATGGACTGATTCAGAAGGATATGAATGGGAACAGAAAGATGGGTATAAAGTAAAATTATCTGTAATGCCTTCAGCTGGTATGTTTAATCACCAATGTAAAGATTGTGGAAAAAATTGTAGTCCAAAAACAGCAAAGCCTTGGGATAGAGATGTTTGGAAAGCTGATGGTAGGTGTTATCATTGTCAAATAGATTTTGAAGCTTCTTTGAAAACTAAACCAATAAGGTGGTTTGCTTATAGAAGATTAAAAGATTTACAAAATATGGAATCTTTAGAAAAAGATATGATTCAATGGGTTGAAGAATTTACAAGAATGAGAGAGGAAAACCCATTTGATGAAAAAGTAGCCAATGCATTGGCAAATGGTGAGGTTGATATGCAATTAAACAAAGTAACAAATAAACTCTTATAGAGGAGAAATAAAATGACTGAAGGAATGGGATTAACAGCTTGGGCGTTAGCTAATTGGGAATGGATAATGTTAGGATTTTATACATTAGAAAAAATAGTAAAATTAACACCAACTGATAAAGATGACATCGTTTTCGATATGGTGATTAAACCTGTATGGGATAAATTACCTTTCGGTAAGTAGTTATGTTTAATAAAGTCAAAAAATACATTATTGGATTTTTTGTGTTATGCGGAGGTATTCTTTTTGCTTTCTTGAGTGGTAAAAGTGTTGGACGAAAGAAAGAACGATTAGGTGGATTGAAAGATAAAATCAAAGACACCAAAAAATCAATCAAGAAAACAGAAAAGAAAAAAAGAGAAGTGAAAAAGTCTCTTGAAAGCAAAAAGAAAAATTTAGATACAATTAAAAAGAAAAAATACAAAAAGAAAAAAGTCGCAAAAAAAGAAGCGGAAGATTTTTTAAAAAACTTTAGCAAGGAGAAAAAATAATGCCACACGAACCAGGACACAATGGAAATACAACTTCATATAAAGTATATGGAACAAATGAAAATTATAGTGGACTGACTGTTGAAATAGGTGGATTTATGTATTCAACGGTTGGTGGAGCTTTGGAAGGTAATTCACTACAATTAGTAGCTGGAATAGGAGATTCTGAACAACAACCACAAATGGGTACAATTGAAGGGCAAACAGGTGTTAATCCTGTAATTAGCAATCCTGTAACTCGTACTTTTGTATCAAGAAAAACATATTATAGACAAGATGGGACACCTGTACCTAGTGGTGCCGAGTTACATCAACATCAAGATGGAACAATAATGTTGGGACACGACCCTAATAACATGGGTGCTATTGTTACTTCTACACCACCTGACATGATTCCTGATTTTAATATAGTAACTGATGAGATGACTGGTCGAAATGGAGGAAACACTGGTGGAAATATGGGTGGTGGAGGCTCATATTAATGTATAAATTTTTATTTATATTATTAATGTCTTTTATCTTTACTCAAGAACCTTGTGATGGAACTTGTTTTTCAGAAGAAGAAGTTTTGAATATAACAAACAATATCAAAGAACTTCAATTCGATGTAGAAAAATATAAAGAAATCGAAGTTAATTTAAATTTACAAATTCAATCATATATTGAACAAGAAAAATTAAATGAATCGCTAATCAATGATTATAAAAAACAATTAGAATTTAAAGAAGAGATAATTGACTTAGTTAGACCAAAATGGTATGATAATAAATATCTTTGGTTTTTTGGTGGAATAATAATAACAAGTGGTTCTGTGTATTTAGCAGGACAAATAAAATGAGTGATTTAAAACAAGCGATACAAAGAGAGTATTTAAAATGTGCATCCGACCCTGTACATTTTATGCGTAAGTATTGCACCATTCAACATCCCACAAAAGGAAAAGTTAAATTTGACTTATATCCTTATCAAGAAAGATGTTTAACAGAGTTTAAAGATAATAGATATAATATTATTTTAAAGGCTAGGCAATTAGGTATATCCACTTTATCAGCTGGATACGCATTGTGGTTAATGTTGTTTCACAATGATAAAAACATTCTTGTTATTGCAACTGGTAAAGATACTGCAAAAAATCTTGTTACAAAAGTAAGAGTGATGTATGATGGTTTACCTCAATGGTTAAAAACTGGAACAGAAGAAATAAATAAATTATCATTAAGATTTAAAAATGGTTCACAAATAAAAGCAATTGCTTCAAATGAATCAGCAGGTCGTTCAGAAGCATTATCCCTTTTGATAATTGATGAGGCGGCGTTTATTGATAAGATTGATACAATATGGACTGCGGCACAACAAACATTAGCTACTGGTGGTGGTTGTATTGCTTTATCAACACCTAATGGTGTGGGTAATTGGTTTCATAAACAATGGGTTCAGGCTGAAGATGGAACGAATGAATTTAATACAATTAAATTACATTGGACAGACCATCCTGAGAGAACTGAAGAATGGAGAAAAGAACAAGATAAGATTTTAGGTCCTTCACAAGCAGCTCAAGAGTGTGATACGGACTTCTTATCTTCTGGACAAAGTGTGGTTGACCCACAGATTTTACAATGGTATAAAGATGAATTGATTGAAGCACCTGTTGAGGAGTTGGGAGTAGATAGAGGATTTTGGGTATTTAGACAACCTGATTATACAAAAGAATATATAGTGGTTGCTGATGTGGCTCGTGGTGATGGAACAGATTTCTCAGCTTGTCAAGTGTTTGAAGTTGAAGATATGGAACAAGTCGCAGAATATAAAGGACAATTATCAACAATCATCCTCTCTTCTCTCCCC